TGGCTGCGGTACCTTTAAGATCGGAGACGCCAAACTCTACCACAATTTCTGTAGGAAGTACATAGCTATGATCGTTACGATTGACTCCAGTCATTGTAGGATTCTTAGTTATCTCTATCTCTTCGGTAACTTCATAATGCATGACGACGTCCATCTCAATCCTGCGCGGATTTGCTTTGGAAGCGTCTTCCTGGTATGTCAAGGATTCTTTTAAAATTTTATTTTTCAACGTATTTAGAATCCCTAAACCATTCTTGAGTATTAATACACTATTGGTCGCACTCATATGATTTTCTCCTTAGCGTCTTTACGAAGGATATTCGCACGACTTTGTTTTAGTTTACTCTGAATCTGGACATCTACTTTTTGCGCCAAGCTTGAAAGATCTCCTGCGATATATATCTTTATATCTGGAGTAGGTAATAAGCTCGGAAGTCCCATCGCGTCTGTTATCCTATTGGTATTTTTACGACTCAGAGGATCGATGTCCGCTAATTTAGGATTTCCCATAACGGGAGACATGGAGTCTATTTTAGCTAGCTTCGGACTATCTATAATAGTACCTTCAGATTCCAGAGCCCCGACCAATTTTCCAGCCCCTGTACCTGCAACTTCTCCTACCCTCAATACGAAGCTACCCAAGGCTCTTAGAAGTTCAAAGATGGGTTTGGAGTTCTTAGCCATATCTAACAATTGCGCTAGGAATTCATTGAGAGATATGAAAAATTCTTTAGCGTTATCCCCCGTAGTCAAATCCTTCACAAGATCTGCCATCTCATCCCCTAAATGCTTGACTCCCTCTATCACTTTAGGGTCTTCAAAAACTTTCTCTAATTTACCGAAAAAGTCATTCAAAGAGGGGGATATTGCTACCATAAATTCTTTCTTTAATTGAGACCATGATACTTTGAATTTAGATATTGTTTTTTCAAATTCTTGAAAACGTTTAGCTTCTTTATCATCTACCAAAATGTGTTTATTCGCAAAACCCATTACATCATTGTATTCTTTATCTGGAGAAGAGAGTAGGTTCATCATATCTCTTCCAATACCTACCCGCCCAGCTAATTCTCTAAAGAATCCGTAATCTTGGGAATCTTTAAAACGGCGGCGCAAAGCTGCGAAAAACTTATCGTAGTCTTGCATATCTTCGTTAGATAGCCCTAACCTGGCATAGTCTTCCGCACTGAGATCGCCCATCTTTATGCGATTGTAAGCTTCAGAAAGGCCTAAGATCTGATCTTTAGCTTCCCCAGCGTTACCGCCCATCAATCTCAGAGCAACCGCGTAGCGCTCAATCTGGGTAACAGAAGTGCCAATGTATTTAGCATCCCGATAGAGTTCCGCAGCCTCTCCGGAAGTTGACATAAATGTGTCAGTAGCGTTATTCAGAGTTTGGCGAAGACTTCCTATTGAAGAAACGAATTTATCCATTCCTTCATTCTTCCATTTTGTTTGGATCCGGATTAACCAAGACCCTGCGTCGTTCTCTTTCGCCATAAAATTAACTCCGTTCCTATTGTAATTTTCTTGCCTCAGACTCTGCTTGCGCAGAAGCTAATTCAAAAGCTTCAATATCATTCCTAATCTTGAGGGCATCATTAAGATACAAAATGTCTCGATAATTAATCCTACCTAATCTTAAATCTGTATACGTAACAATGCCCCGGAAAACCAATCCTAAGAGCGTCCAATCTGCGATAGGTACATAGCGACTTTGCTGAGCTATTTTTGTGTAGATCCTCTCTCTAGATTTCTCTGACAACTCTATGGACTTATCTGAAGTTTTAGTCTCTACGGCAACTTCAGAGCCTGGGAGAAAAAATTTATACAATATTGCGTATAATTTTCTGTTATAAAAACAAGATCTTGCAATGTCAGATCTTCTCTCCTTATGATTTTGGCGTCTTTATCTTTGAGCGTGCAATATTCCAACATTTTACTGGTCAAAGAATCCAAAGCAGTATCTTTATTACCTTCCAGTGCGAATTTGATTCTCTGGAAGAGACTATGCTGTTCAAAGACATCTTTAGGCAACTGCATCTCTAAAGATTTTTCTTTGTATTGTATAGTCTTTTGCATCGGAAAATTAAACTCCATAAACCAAGCCTCCTTTAGCTAGGGTTTTTAACAATCGCATTTATAAGTACGATTGTATAGATCTTCCCGGCTGGGGATTTCTGATAGACCGTGGCGGGCGCGTTCATTATGTACGCTTCGTCCGAGCTGTAGAGTGCGTTGTTGACGTTATCTTTAACGACTACCGCGTTGTCCACAGAGCCGGAAGTACGAATATTGTTGACTTGCGCTTCCAACCACTTATCGTCCTCAGAATGAGGAACTATCCCGATTTGGATCATGTAATCCGAGTTGGGATTTTCTGAGACTAAAGAACCTTTCAGGCCCGGCAACCTCTCATAGTTGTTCTCATCCATCCAGCCGTGTTTAAGAATCTCTCCGTCAAGGGCAAAATTCTCCAAAGTACGCGTACCGTATGTAGAGCCTGTAAAGGTTATGTCAGTATTTTTTATACTTTGCTTCATAATTTATTGACTCCTTTCCTTATAGATAGACGTTATTGACGATCTCAAACGTCTGTATTGCGCCACTCAAGAGAACTTCAGTAGACACATTCTGGAGATAGCGCGCGGCTTTATCGTCCAGAGAGACATCGGCCAAGGCGGGCATAGATAGTAAGAAACCGTTCTCGATATAGTTCCCGTCTTCATCGTATCCAGAACCAATCACGTCCGCATTAAGGGCAGTGATACAGGCGGCGGTAATCGCCGAAGCAACCATTGCAAAGCCTTTGGCCGTGAACGGTATCTTAGGTTTTCTTTTCTTTAACATGAATAGATTGTATGTCATGTTGTAAGCTAACCAATCAGTATTCTGGATGGTGTCAAAGAAATAACCACTGGCCAGAGTTCCACGTTTGAAAACTGAAGCAGAGATGTCGGAAGTTTTGGTATAGTAGTTTATATTCTTACCTTCCAGAGCAACATATTGCTCAGGAGTAAGGTCTTCCGCAATAATTCCAGTTAATTCTTTATCGTCCAAAACAAGGGCAGGTTTCGCAGTCGTATATTCTACGGTTGCCGGAATCGCTGCAACGGCCTGATCTATATATGCTGGGTTAGTACTACCGTCTTTATCGGAAGTATAGATGACTAAGGAACGATTGTAGTTCAGGGCTTTTAAGAGGGAACCTAAGTCTGTAGCTAATTCAGAATTGTAACAATCTACGTTTCCTGTTTTGAATATAGCGATTTTCTTAGCGACAGTTTCCACTTGTCCGGCTATCGTAACTTTTTGCGAGTCCGTGAAATCGTTGGTACAAGTTACGGTATAGTAATTAGCATCTATTTTGAAGAGGGCAGTAAGTTGGGTAGCTAAATCATTCTCTTCGTAGACTCTACCTACGTAGAAATATTTAGGTTTACCATAATAGCCGTTTTTAAAATACATGCTGGCAGCTTTTGCTATCTCAGAATTGCTGCCATAAGCGTCCGCAACAGCAGTCGCAGAGGTGTATGAAACGATTGACGGAGCCGGAGCAGTTTCTCCTTCCGCAACCTCGATGTATGCTATACACAGAGCATATCCGAACACCTTCTTCTCTGCCGGCATTGCTTGAAGTTGATTGATGACGTTGATTATCGTCTTCATTGGTTTTGCCATTTTGAATCTCCTTTATTTCGGAATTATCAATGTTTGGGTAACAACATTCTTACCCTCTACGACTTTCTGATTTATTTCCAAAGTTTCAAAGTAATCTTGACTAAAATCTTCACTACTTTCATAGGTAAATTCTAATTCAAAATAAACTCTATTTAAAAATTTATTATTCTCTAATTCAGTTAAATCTTGCGCGTTACTTATCCCGTTAAAATATAATTTTAGATCTAAATCTTTATACTCACTTGCGGCTGGATACAGATTACTATTAAAAGCGTGGAGAATATAATTGTGAATATCAGAGGCGCGCGTACCTAGACAATCTATACATACGACAAGCTCCCGGATAGCGGAAGTTTTCTGTGTCATTATTGTCGCATCTCCCTCTTCAGTGGTTGTCTCAGAGCTACTCTCTAAACCCAACTCAGTCTCTGGGAGAAGTCTATAGAAGACGTAGTTTTTATTACTGTTGTCATCATTTAACGGGCGCGCGACACTTTGCCGGGCTTCTATAATCTGTAGGTTCCAAGCTGATTTCTTGTTCTTTAAAAGCGTCTCTAAGAAAGGGTTTATAACTTTTGTTAAAAGCGTCGCATTCTCTATCATATATGCTCCTCTTTCTGATTTATTAGATTTAGAATATAGAAATAATGCCCCCAACGTCTCCAATCCCCAAAAGCAAGAGGTCTATAGAATTTACCATCAACCTCTACCTCACAGATAGAATTCCCGTTGTCTACGAAATCTAAAGGGAGGGCTTTCTCACTATGGAATATCTTAGCCCCTTCTTCCGCTAATTGTCCTAAACCGTAATTCTTTATTATACGCTCATTAACTTCATGTAAGAAAAAACCCCTGGTCCATCTGGCAGTGATGGGTGCTGATTTGATATAGCGACCCTCAACTAAAGTCAATGCATACGTATGTACTTTTATCGCTGGAGTAGCCCGCTTAAACCAAGGATCTCTTGTAAATTCTTTTATAATCTTCGGAATGTTCATTTGACCCCTCCTTTCCTGGGTACAATTAAAAACGTTGTAGCCCTCAGCATTGCTCCACTATCTATCAAAGGTTTAGGGGTTCCTTTGCCTTTGCTTTTCTTCAATTTCGCAGCCAGAACACTGGGTGCGTTTGGAATCCATGGCCCGTTTTTTATAGAATCCCGAATATTGTTGACAACACGTATCCCAATTTGATTAAGTCCGGTTTCCGGATTAAGACCATTCTTGTTTATATTCTTAATAACACTCTCAATCAATTTTTCTCTGGGTTCGGTATATTTCTTCGCAGTCAACGCATATTCCATAAAGCGGCGCGCAGGGATCCTAACTTTCCCGGTATACGTCCCATAGTTATTTGCGCGGGCGTATTTCGCTATAGACTGTCCATCTTTTGTTTTGCTATTTGCCGGGTAACCTACTAAAAGGTTGTGGGAAGCCAGACGCTCTAATTTATCAATATTCATATTGCGCCTAAGCATCCTTTTTAGGATGTCTAAATTTCCCACATCTATAATAGGTTTTCCGAACATATATTATACCGTAAACACGCCGCGCGCTCCTGAGAGGCATTGCTCCAGGAGGACTTTGGCACGTTCCCCGTAAGATGTTTTAGAGAGATACTCATAGACAGTTTCTGGTCTACTGTTTCTGGGAGTAATCTCACCATAAGACGCGGAAAGTCCACCCTCACTCAGACTGGTCGCTAATCTTACCAAGTCGATAGGTTGCGGGTCCTCCGCGTCTTCTTGTTCCAAAAGACCGAAAAGCATAACCATGTGCGCTACCCACAGATTTATAAGTTCTTTTTTCACAGCCCAACCGCAAGCTGTCTGATTCTGAGAATTATTCAATCTTCCTGGAATATATAAAACAGCTTGAGTCCTAAGGTCTATATATTTCGTGTCGCTTAGTGTTGCGAATTCTGGGAAATACTGCCTAAAATAAGGGAGTAATTCTGATTCGGTTTCTGTGGGTATTATATACATATTAAAGTTCCTCAGCTTCTTCGGTTGTGTCTTCTTTTGTTGTTACTTCCGAAATGTCAGCATCCGCTTTCTCCGAAACCTCTTTGAGGTCCCCTCTAGAAATAAGTGCGAGAATTGAGGGCGCAATCGTGAATGCAGACTTAGGGAAACGAACCACCTTACCCGGCTCAAGAACAGGGAGTGCGTTCGCAAAGTTGAATGTTCTTTTAGACAGATTCTTCAAGAGTATTGTTTCTACTTTACTTACCATTTTATGCTCCTTAAATCCCCTGGGCAAGGTAGGGAAGTAGCGGTAACCTACCTTGCCGCGACACGGGGATTATATTTTAAGCACCTATATGTGGTCTAAGTAACCAAAGGTGCTGCTCTGAACAACGTTCAAACCCGCCACAGAGAAGGCGCTGGTAAGGTCAAACTTACCTTTGTGCGCTTCCAGAGGATACCATTCCAGAGGTCTGGGGATGTGTAACTTAAGGGCTCTCTTGTCGTTGTTGAACATGATGGTGCGGTCTTCGCCAGAGGCGGCTTCGGAAAGTCCTATAACCTGGTTGGTGGAATAGAAATTCCAACCATACTTGGCTTTACAATAGGACATTACCGTTTCACTGGTCGTAAAACCAGTTACGGAGAAGTTCGCCGTCGCGATGATGTTGTACTTGGCCGGACTCAATACTACGGTGTTAGGATTCCAAAGGTCGTTACCACCGCCGAGACCGTAGATCTGTCTCTGTAAAGACAGAAGATCGTTGACGATGTCGTTACCTGTGGTAGCTGGATCGCTCCAATCATGGGCTGCAGTTACTTTATTTGCTGCAAGTACCAAGTGGGAATTTGCCAAGCCGGGCGCGTAGAGATTCGTAGTAGCCGGGTCTCCCATCACACCTCTCCAGACTACTTCGTCTATGATGGTGTTGTAGGAGATGTTGTGAGCTTCAATGATATCGGAATCAATGTTCTCACCCAGCTGCTTCGCTTTCATAAGGTCTTTGAGCGTGTAGTGCGAAGTACCTTCATGATCTACGACAAGCATACCGTTGAAGACACGACCAACCGTGATTGTGGAGTCTTTAGTTACACCACTGTTGATAGGCTGATGACGCCCTTCAAAGGTACCCATTCTGGTGATAATTTGCTTATCCCAGGTACCGCCGTTGTCGACCTGAAAGATCTTAAGAGCGGGCATCGCCGGGACTTCTTGTTTGAGAACTTCCGGGATGATGTAAGTCAATTGCTGTTCCAAGAAAATACCCGCGCCGGTAAGGGGGGCAGTTGAAGGAACCGCGTCGCGCATAATTCTTCCGAAAGAACCGGAACGATGCGCGTTGACGAGAGAGTCAATATTCCTTGCGGATTTCAGAAGATCTCTGACAGACTCTGCGTTGTATTTCTTGTCTTTGGCAAATCTGTTTTGAAGGACGGCCAAAGCGTCTTGTACTGGTTTAGGCATATGTTAATTGTCTCCTATTATTTTCCACTAAGCTTCGGTGCTGACTACAGGGTTCTTGGGGTCAGTGGCATCAACGTCAATACCAGTACCAGCAACCACGGTTTGTACACCAGTAGCAGCAACTACAGGATTTTCAGCGTCGGTGCTGTCAACAGCTACACCAGTACCTGCAACTACAGACTGTACGCCAGAAGCAGATACCACAGGATTGCTGGGATCTGTATTGACTACGGAGATATTGTCTCCAGCCACCACAGATTCAACACCCGCAGAAACTATCGGGAAGAGTTCAATCTCTGCAGTACCGTAAGCTTCAAAAGTACGCAAGATGTAGCCCGCAGCTTTGTCGTTAACTCCGGCGACTTTGAATTTACCGGGGTTTGCAGGATCATGAGCAACTTTAACTTTGAAAGCCGCCCCGATTAAAGAACTCATCACGACAACAACTGCCCCTTTAAACTTGATAGGGAAGTTGGTATCGATGGGTTTTTTATACCCGTCGTTTTGCATAGTGGCGTAGTAACCGTAGACTACGACGCCGTCTATCTTGGTGTCTGCCGCTGTAGCGGGCCTGTAACCGTTGGTATCCCAAACCACACCGTATCCGAAATCGACTTTAGTGCCGTCTGCTACTGCCGAAGCCCACTGCGCGGTGGTACATTCGTCGTTGGTAGCTTGTATCGGATAGATGCCAGGTCTGCCTTTTTGGACATATTGTACAGAAGTTTGTAATGCTTTTTCTGGATACATAGTTTATTTCTCCTTTTGTGAATAATTGATGCTGTCAATTGCGCTTACCGCAGCATCTTGGAGGCTGGCAGCGGCCGCATCATTCACTTGCTTAAATTCTTCGTTAATAACGTCGCCTTTAAGTTTATGGAAGTATGCATCCAATTTTTTGCCATCGGTAATTGTCTTACCTGTTACCTCTTTGACATACAGACGCTTAATTTCGCAAGGAGTCATTCCGTCCTTGATTTTGTGCATCGGTATAATACCGTCTGCTATAAGGGGCAGCACATCGTGGAAACGATTGATTACTGCCAACTGGGTGTCTTTTATAAGCTTAGCCTTAGCGCGCAGAGCAGCGTCTTTGACGGGGGCTTTCTTCTTGCCGGAAGGTTCTTCTTCAGATTCCTCTTCCGAATCTTCCGTGAAATCACCGCCTTCGTCTTCCAACTCATCAGCTTCAAGCGGATCTACTTCAGATTCTTCGGATCCATCTTTTAAATCACCTTCTTCCTCAGAATCCTCATCAGCAACTTCGTCTGAACCTTCTGGATTTTCCTTAGCTTCTGCCTTGAAGAATTTCTCCAACCCAGCAAGAGCTTCAATGGCGCCTTCACGATGTTCCTCGGGGAGTGCGTCCATCGCGTCCTTAAGTGTTCCGAAGTACTGTGTAGGGTCTTCCTGGGAAGAAATATCTTCGTCAGTTACGACGACCTTAGTTTTCTTCTTAAGTTTCATACTTACTCCTTTAGTTTTTTTGTCGCGGATTTTACACAGTGATCCGCATCTACCTTGTGGTACAAGAGCAATGTGGTTAAAGTCCGTAAACATTTGGTCGTATTCATATACTTCCGAATCTGCCGGGACATAATCACCGCTCCAGCCGCAGCTGATCTCTTTTATACCTTCTTCTTTATAGGCTTCAAGAGCTTCACCTTCCATCTTTACTTTGCAACGAATTATCAAATGACCGTCGGCGCTTCTTACGAGCTTTGGATCATAGCCGTATCCCTGTGCATAGGATCCGGGTGATTTTAAATCTAAATCTTCTTCCGGGTGTTCTAATATAAAAGGAAGTTTTTTTAACTCCTGGAAACGGGCATAAGCTTTACGGACTTCCTCTTCACTACGAATAACAGTAATAGCTTCGTCTGGATTCATGTGCTCAATTCCCAATTCCCCGGCCAAGTATGTATACGCACCGCTGCGCATGATATCGGCAGTTTTGAGTTTGGCGTCGTAAAAGATACTGTCTAAGAATCTGGTATTCTTCATATGCTTTTCCTATTCGTAATAATCTCTACATTCCTTGAGGAATTTACCCATATTCTTGTTCATAATGGTAGTTGCTGCCGCTACAACTTTAGAGGTGTCTTTAGAATCAAATCCTTCACTGTCAGCAGCCATACGTGCACGGGAAGTTACGCAATGGGTGAGCTGCTGTTTCATACCATTCAAGAACTTCTGCATCGGAACGCCATCTCCCCCTTCATCGTCCAGCATCTGCCAAGCATCTTCAGAACCTGCATCCCAAGCTTCTTGTGCTGCTGCTTGTATTTGTTTATCGGTTGTCGATGCGTCTTTAAAGACTACGGTTACCGGTTCTTTGGAAGCTTTATATGTCCCCATCCATTTACCTTTCTGCAGAGCTTCGGGAGTTAGCTTTCCTGCGAACACACCCTTGTCCCATTTCTCACGGAATTCTTTACGGGTTAAGTGACGAATGTCTGCGTCTTTGTATATCAGAGTCTTCTTACAATCCCGGATGAAAGCCAAGACTTTAGCACGGCGGTTGTCTTTTACAGCAACTTTATTGAGCTTAGCCAGCTCGAGAGCCCTGCGTATAGCAGTCCGGACTACGGGTGCTCCATATTTCTCTTCATACACAGAAAGTTTGGAGAATTTGTTGGGATTGTCAATCTCTCTTTTCTTCAATGCTCTAAATATCTGCATTGCTATAGCTTCTTCTAAGCTACTTGTGATTTCGTCTTTTATTTTGACCATACTCAATACCTTATCGACCAAGGGGTCGCCTTTGATTCTAATTTTGTCGGAATTTTTGTTGACTTCCGCAATCAAATTCATCAATCTGTCTTCATCTACTTTCAACTTCCTGCAGAGGACTTTGACATCTACTTTACCCTGCATCCTGAGGTAATCAGCAAGCTGCTGCGCTTTGTCTGAGAGATAGGCAAGAGCGTCTTTAGCTTTGCGATCTACAACTTTCCAAACGGCGGCGCGGGCCACGGCGGGAGTGAAACCGTGTTCTTCCTCTAGAGCTGTCGCAATCTGTTTTGGAGATTTGCCCTTGGCTTTCAAGACGGCAGCTTTGATAACGGCTCTCTTGAAAGTATCCATATCTTTTACAATCTTTTTCATATTGACTTTCATAACCTGCTCTCCTTTGTCGGTAAATACTACGCGGGCAGATTTCTCACCGCCGCCAAACAGCTCATCCTGCTTCCATACGGGGTCGGTTGTGTAATAATCGCGGTAACCTTTTCTACGCATGATGGCAGTGGCCTGTTTGTGCAGTTTGGTATTTGCTTCCTTTTCGTTACTACCTCTTGCTTTGATTTGCATTTCCATAGACATAGGTTCAACCCTCTGGAACAATATATTCTGTATAACATCTGCAGTTGGGACGCGCACGCCCCGGTAAAACCCACTTCCTTACTGACGGGTCCCAGCAACCTTTGCTGAGTTTAAACCGTTTACCTTCCAACTTCGCATGTCCTTCCGAGACACGGTTGTCTCCCATCGTCCGCCAGAAGCCTTCTTCACAGCCAACGTCTCTTGCGCGGGCGTCGGAGAGAGAGTTAGTAACCTTGGTAATTTCAGTGCGGGCGATGGTAGCTGCACGGCTTTTGGTTACCCCGTACTCTTCCCGGATAATCTTGGCAAAGTCTCTCTGGGTAAAGCCATGTTTGTAAGCAGTCAGGATTTGATTACTCACGCGGCGGCTCTGGCGATCTGTCAACTCCCTTATCATCGCTACGTTTTCCGCAATCTTTACTCCCAGGAATTCTTTGTACTTCACATTTAAAAGATCACTATTCGCCAGATCCAGTCCGATACCCATTTTCTTAAACTGCTTTCCAAAGTCTGAACGCTGCGTCTGTTCTACGGCTTGCATATACTTTGAAACCTTAGCGAATATTTCCGCATCGGACCTTCTTTTACCGTACAGCTGCTTGTACTGCTTATAATAAAGTAAAAACTTCTTTTGAAACTCTTTTTTATTAGGGAATTGCTGCGCCGCTAACCTCTCTACAACGACTTTTTCAAAGTAAACCTTAGACTCTTCGGCCAAACCCCGTAACCAACGATAGTAGTCAAGTTCTTGCCCCCGGTGGGAGAGGGTGCTGCGGAATTTACGGTACCGCGCTAAATCCTTTTTATGCTTGGGGATCAAGTCGCAGATACGCAGCATTTAGATCTCCTCTATTTCTTCATCGGATTTTCTAGCCAATTTAGATTTAGATGGAACCTTCTTCTTTGCCAACTTTTCCCCCACTTCATCTCCATCGTTTTCTTCCGGATTCTCAACTTCTCCAGTACCAGATTTAGCATAGAAGCCTCCACGTTCCATCTCTTTCTCTACGCCGGAGGAAAGTTCTTCTTTAAGTTCCTCAATTTCGTCAGCTTCATCTTCATTGATCAAGCCAACCTCCAGCATATAGCGATTAATAACCGTTTCCGGCAAATTCATATCAATCATCTTTTGTACGTTTTCCAGATACTTAGCATCCATCTCCGCTTTCTGGGAAGGAGTGGTCATGTTGACTTTGTTGAAGTTGAGTTCAAAATTAATGTCATCACGTCCGGTCAATGAAGCAATCAATACCTGATATATCCAGCGGAGTTGCGGCAACCATTTCTTTTGCCATTCTTCAATAAAGTTGTAAAAGCTTTCAATATCCTTGTCTCCGGTGGCGTTTTGCCCGTCCGGACTTTTCCCCAATAGTATTGTTGCGGCAATACCGTAAGCTGCCGCCAAACGATAGACTGAACGTTGATCCAGACCCTCAAGTCCGGCGAGTTGTCTCTCTAAAACTTCAAGGGTATCGTCCGCATCAATAACAGTACAGTTCAAGACGGATTTCGCATCTTCGGCCGCAGAAATATATCTTAAAATATCATCTTCAGTTCCAGAGTTGATGGCATCTTTCATACCGGTAATTTTATAATTACTGATACTGCTGCGATAGACAATGTTAGGGATTGCCTGGGAAAGAATCTGATCGTTTATTATGGCTTGGTAGGCAGCTTCATAATAAGACATACCCATGTATTTGTAGTTCGGCGCAAGATAGCTTGTGGGATCAATGGCGTTGAAGTTAGCCACAAAGCTTGGATCAAAAGGAACGCCCGCTGCAAAATACTTAGTAGGAGTATTGAAGCGAGCGTCGAGTATATCAATACAGGGAGTGGTCGCAATGTAACGGCCATCAACTTCTACAAAATTGGGTTTGCGCCCCTTTAAACGGGCTGCACTCATTTTGCCACTGGGTTTTTGGGTTTTGTCAACCAACAGTATTAAGGAATGCCCACATACAAGCGCATCTTTTACCGCGCGTTTGATAATGTCATCTAATTTGAGTTCTTGATAAAGGTCGGTTACTTGCTTGGTGAGGTCTGTATTGTCTGGTACGGAGAAGGAAACGCCCTTCTTTAAAATATTATTTACGATGAGATTAACTGCGTTACGCGCAATACCGTCCGAAGAATAAATAGCAGAGCACTCTTCATATGTCAAACGTATTTCACGCATGTAGCCGCCATTCTCTCTACGGGTAACATCGCGGCGACGCGTTGTTTCACTCTCCATCATACGTGAATAAGCGTCGGCGACTTTCCTGTTCCTTACTATTGCGGCTTTGTTAATTTTCCTTTTAATCTTCATACGTTCCTCAACCAATCTAAAGATTTGGACTGTATCAACTTACCTAGTGCATAGCGAATTGCGTCAATACAGTGATCGTGCTTACTTACGACTATCGGTAAAACCTCATTGGTTTTTTTGTCCACCTTGAAAGAGTACCTATGAAACTCTTGAATTGTATGTTTGCAGCGCGGGTGGATTATTATACGTTTAAACTTCTTCATGTACTCAATTCCGTCCTCAACACTGCCGGGCCATTTGTCAGCCGCCTTTACATTCAACTTCACATCAAACTTACTCTGGTCAAAGTCGCGAACCGTAAAGCGATGCTTGTTAAGATAGCTTATGGTTTCCGGACGGGAGTTATCGGCTAAGATTTCCCAACGCCTCATACCGTATATTTTTGAGAAGAGTTGCGGAATCTCATCCAATTCCACCCCGATCCCATAAACCTCTTGGTTCACGTACAAACATTGATCCCAGATAAACACTTCAACGCCCGCCGTTGGATCTTTCGCAAAACCCCAGTCCGCGCCGTAATAGAGACGCTTGACACCTTCGGGTATATTAAACTCTTTTACTTCATACTTCTTTGCAAAGATCTGCGAATCCGCATAATGACGACACATACCCTTCCAAACATGCAAGTACATATCGTAATCCCATTTCATATCATACGCAATTTCCTCCAGGATATCTGGAGAGATGAAAGGGTTATC